CAAAAGCCAACTTTGTTGTTAGAGCAATTGACGTGGACGCTCGCCTTTCTGACGACAAAAGAACTTCAGCATATTTGGCAGATCAAATTCGACTCTACGCTAAACGTCATGGACGTATTCATTATGTAATTCATTTGGGGATGATTGCATCACCAATCATGAACTATAAGTGGAGACGATATAGGGGCTACAACCCACACAACCATCACATACACATTTCATTTAGAAAAGATCAAGATAACAACTCAGAGTTTTTTAACATACCACTACTAGGGGGCACCAATGAATAGCAAACTGTTAGCAGCACTTAACTCATACGGACGCAGCGCATTTGTTTGTCTTGCAACTGTTTACGTAACCAATCCATCCGGCACATTTGAGGACATTTGGAAAGCCTTTCTCGTTGCCTTTGCAGCACCTATCCTTCGTGCATTAAACCCAGACGACACCGCTTTCGGTATCGGTAGCAAAGAGTAATGACAGCCCTTGAGTGGGCTGGCTTTTTGGCTGGATTAACGACCACATTAATCGGAATGTTAGCCGGCTTGCGCTGGCTGGTAAAAGGTTGGTTAAACGAACTTCGCCCCAATGGAGGGTCAAGTATGAAAGACCAGTTGACCGCTTTACAAAAAGAAACGACACACCTGTCAAATCGCATAGATGAACTCTTTATTGTCATTAGTAGGAAGTAAACTTTTCCCATGGCTACCAAACGGAAACCAAGAAAGAAAGTCGCAAGGCGACGCCGTACTACAAAGGAACCAATCTTAGTAAAGATTGATTTTTGGGCTATTGCTGCTAAAGAGGTATACGACGCTTGCCGTCGTGCAGGTATGGACGAAGGAACTGCCCTTGCTTTTGCAATGGATAGATCGTCATACCCTGATTGGATAGTTGACCCTAAAGACCCAATCAAAAATCCTCTTGACGATTTTGACGAGGACGACGATTAGCATAAAAAGAATTGCCTTTATCTCAGACCTTCAGGCACCATTTATAGATGAGCAGAGCGTCAAGGTCGTAGGAAAGTTTTTACGGAAATGGAATCCTCACCGGACTATTCAAATCGGTGACGAAATTGATCTACCTCAATTGGGTGGATTCAATGCAGGAACAATAGATGAGATGGTTGGAAATCTTGATGACGATAGAAACTTTACGCAAGAGGTACTTCAATACCTTGGCGTCACCGACGTACTAGGAAGTAATCATGGAATCAGACTCTACCGATCAATCAAGAAACGACTGCCATCTTTCCTCAACCTACCAGAACTCCAATATGAACGTTTTATGGGGTATGATAAACTCAAGATTAAATTCCACCCCTACGGACTTGATTGGGCGTACGGCTGGACGGCAGTTCATGGAGACTCTTTCCCTCTTAGCCAAGTACCATCACAAACGGCGTTAAATGGGGCTAGGAGGCTGGGAAAGAGCGTGGTGTGTGGTCACACCCATAGACTAGGGTTATCAGCCTTTACAGAGGCTTCTAGAGGGCAATTAGGGCGTACTGTATGGGGTCTAGAGATCGGAAATCTCGTCGATCTAGCCTCAAGCGGAATGGCATATACGAGGGGCTATGCCAATTGGCAGCAGGGCTTCGCAGTAGCCTACGTTCAAGATCGTAAAGTGCAGGTCATACCTATACCTATTAATAACCACCAATTTATTTTTGAGGGCAAGTTATATGGGTAGGCAGACTGATTACGAGCCTAGGGACATTGACGCTCAAATTGATGAGTTTGAGGAATTAGGGATTCTGTAACAAAACTGTTATACAACACGCCGAGGCTGGCGTTGATACTGTCGGCTATATCTGTCACCCTTCTCGTATCCAAGTAACGGCTTGGTGTGACGAAAGAGGTATGAAGTGAAAGTTACAGCGCAAGACTTTGAACGTTTGACTACTTGCCAGATGGAGTTTGCTGGCAATGATGGCTGGGTTGAGCAGATCAACCGATTTGATGAGGAAATCAACTGGAAGCATCAATTCATTTACTGGGTAGATACCTATGTGAGTGCCTTGGTTGCAGTTCAGTATCTAGTTGATCAAAAATTTGATTACTCAATATCTTATGACGAGGCAACCGCTGACTGGGTAATTACCACTGACTACGCCGGTTCATGGGTGACAGTATGACAATCAACGGAGTAACGGTTTTATGGTTCATGATAGCCACCGGCTTATTATCTTATGCAGTTAGTTTATGGCACACCGAAATCTACAACCAAGGTTATTGGCGTGGTCGTCAGGTGGGTTGGAACATGCACCGACGCATGATTAACATAAAACAAGAGGTAGATGAGGTGTTTGACTATGAACAGAACTGAGGACTTATTTGACGAGGTAAGAGTTACCTTGTCTCAGAGAGGCGGCATCTATGGTTCAAGCAGAACCAATCACGAAAGAATCTCGGAACTGTGGAGTGCCTACCTTGGTGATTACATTTCACCAATGCAAGTCAGTATCTGTATGTTGCTCGTCAAGGTCAGTCGTCTTACAGAATCACCTAACCATCTCGATTCAGTTAAAGACGGAATTGGCTACCTTGCAATATACAATCAAATACTCAAAGAGTATGACACAGAATATAAAGGTGAGGTAGATGGCATTTAATATAAATGATTATGAAACGGTGGAGGTGAGGCTTGGAAGGTTTATTGCTGACTATCCTGATTTTATGGTTCATACGGAGTTGCTGGAACATAGTGAAAAACGTTTTATTGTTCTTGCCAAGATTTATAGAACATGCGTTGATAGCCAGCCGTACGCTACTGGGCTTGCTTACGAGATCATTTCGGACAGAGGTGTTAATTCTACGTCTGCGCTTGAAAATGCGGAAACGTCCGCAATTGGAAGGGCTTTGGCTAACGCCGGATACGCAGCAAAAGGAAAGCGTCCAAGTCAAACCGAAATGGCTAAGGTTATTGCAGCCGAACAAAAGCCGTTAACCTTTAAGGAAAAACTAGAATCTCGTACCAGCGTGGTACCAGAAAAGCCAGCAGTCGAGACTAATGAACCTCAACCGGTGGCTTGGTCAATTGGTGATGCCGTCAATGCAATCAGTAATGCAAAACCAAAAGAACCGCAACCTTGCGAACATGGGCACATTCTCAAGCAAGGAATCTCAAAAGGAAAAGGTAAGCCCTACTACGGTTATGTTTGCAAGAAAGGCGTAGAGACTCACGCTAAATGGGCTAAGCAAACAAGTAACGGAATCTGGTACTTCGAGGAAGGGTATGAAAATGGTTGATATACAAAAGGCAGTTCGGCAAACTTTCATAATTAATGCAGAACATGAAAATTGTGAAGGGCGTTGCTTGGGGGAAAGACAATTAGACCCTGAACAACACAGCCAATACGTCGCACACATTATTGGTTATTACATGTTAGGACTTTCAAATGGGTGAAATGGAAATGATTGACGAACATGGCGTTCGAGCCACATTTAAGGAAACTGGGGTCGAGTTAGATATTGTGCCACTTAGTGAGTGCTGCGAAATCTGTAACGACCCACGTATGTTAGACATTAACGGTGTCAAAATGTGTAAATCTTGCAACGGTGTAAATCACATTGATTACCCACATGTCAACCCAGTCACGTAAACATAGGGGTTACCGCACTCAAAAGGTAGTGGCTGATTACCTAAAGCAGTTCTACCCATACGCAGAATCTACTGGCGCAGGTCGTCAAGGGAGTGACATCCTAGGCACTCCCTATGACATTGAGGTCAAAGCAGTAACTAAATTTAGTCCTTTAGGCTGGATAAAGCAGATAAAAGAGCGTAAATCCGATAAACTTGGCTTCGTGGTTCTACGTTGCAATGGTCAAGGCGAGAAAGCCGGCGAATATGTCGTGTTGCTGCCATTGCAAGACTTTATGAAGGTGTTAAATGGTTGAACCTATACGCTGCACAAAATGTGGGGCATGGATGATGGAAGGTTTGACCTGTTCTGTATGCCAAAAGATCAATGCCCTGAGTGTCTAAGGTTTAACACCGGCACCACCCAATATAACAAAGATTACTTTCATGAATGTAAAGATTGTGGACATGAATGGAGTGAGGGTTATGGATAAAGAATCAACTGACATAGATTGGGCTTATCAAAATGCCCTTCGAGAACAATGGTTAAAAGATCACCCAGAGGCAGGTTACATAGGCTGGACTTCAATATAAATTTGATAGTGTGGCATAAATCACATCTCACATAGTGAGACGATAGGAGAAACCATGCGTAAAGGATTTGACAAGGTCAGTATGCTTCAAGCGTGCGACGCACCTAAAAGTGCGAACGCAAGCCCCGATAGGGGACGGCTTGCGAGTTCGCTGCTTGCAGCATTTGGGGTGTGTATTGTCTTAACTGCGTTTAGCCTTCAGTCGAAAGAGATTGATTCCGTTCAAGCATTACAACCTAAAAGAATGATTACTTACAAAGAGTATGCAAAACTAAAAATTGAATCAGTAGAACAATATAAATGCCTTAGTGCGTTATATGGAAAAGAGTCTGCTTGGAACAGCAAAGCAGTAGGCAACCTAGATGGTACTAAACGTGTGTATGGTATACCTCAAGGTAAGAGTGAGTACCTACGTACTGCTACTGGGTATGAGCAGGTAGATTGGGGATTGTCATACATAGCCAATAAGTTTGGCTTAGATGAGTATGGTTATATCAATGCGTGTAAAGCATATAAGCATTGGCAACTAAAAGGATG